TACCGTTCTCGTTGATACGGGTGGCTGTGATTTCAACCGTCACAGTTACGGGGGCAATCGACCGCTTAGCGGTTGGAGTGCGTTCACTCATGGTTTTCTCCTAACAAGGTTAAAGAACATCAGACTTGCGTCTGAATCGGTGCATCTGCATCGACAGTTCTAGATTGCCAGACTTGACGGAAATGTCAAATACGCCTGAAATCAAGGCGTTTGTGGGCGCGGTTCGGCTGTCGCTGGCTTGCTCGCTTGAGCGGGTGACGAGGGGGACATGGACTGGCGTTTGCACCGCCCCCCTGTATATAGTAAACCTCATAAAGCAAGACCCAAAAAAAGGAACGTGTAAAGTTAGCGTTTTCCGATAACTTCCTTAATTTCACTATAAACTTAAAAACCCCCGACTGATAAGTTATTCCGTGCTTGACACTCCAGTAAGTTGCCGTGTTATATTCGGGGCATGGATACCCTACCACTACACCACACGAAATGGTCAGATAGGTTGGCGTTCGACATTGCTCTTACCCTAGAGGGCAGTGGGGAGACTTTGCAAGAAGTCATGACCCGCCACAAAATCTCGGCTACCGAAATCCTTGAGTTCAACGCTGACCCAGTGTTCCTCAAGAAAGTCGAGCATTACCGCGAGGAAGTGCGCGAGAAAGGTCTGACATTCAAACTCAAGGCCCGCGCCCAAGCGGAAGAACTCTTGACAACTTCTTGGATGTTGATTCACGACCCAGCAGTTTCCCCTGCTGTAAAAGCCGACCTGATTAAATCCACTGTGAAGTGGGGTGGTCTGGAGCCTAAGAACGAGGCGGTTGTGGAAGGGGGCGGGGGCGGCGTACGCATCACCATCAATCTAGGTAGTAACCCTAATGACGCCCGCACCATCGAGGCAGATACCACAGAGGTGACGGATGTCGCTGCCATTGCATCTGGAGAGTAAGTTTAACCTTACGTTCGAGGGTATGAAAGCTGCACGCTTCGTCAGTGCAAGTGAAGCGCATAATATGGAGACAGCCCTGCGGGAATATGGGTTGTCCTACAAAACAAAAATCGTGAAGCACAAACGCCGGGGCCGCGAGTTCTGGGTCATGCTCGTGGAGGTACAACATGCTGAACATTAACTATACACCACCGCCAACTGGTAAGCGGTTCATGGAGTCAGACGCCAAGATGCGTGTGCTCATGGGGCCAGTCGGTTCTGGTAAGTCGGTAACCTCGTCGTTTGAGATTGTGCGCCGCGCCAGTATGCAGGCTCCGAACGCGCAGGGTATACGCAAAACACGGGCGGCGATTGTGCGTGAGACTGCACGCCAGTTGCAGGACACAACAATCAAGACGTTCTTGGACTGGTTCCCACCGGGGCAGTGCGGCGACTACATGCGCACGACCAAGACGTACTTCTTCAAAGTAGGGGATGTAGAGTGCGAGATAATGTTCCGTGCACTGGACGATGCGGACGACGTTGCCAACTTGAACTCCTTGGAATTGACGTTCTCATGGTTCAACGAGTGCCGGGACATCCACCCCGATATTGTGGATGCGATGTCCAAACGTATCGGTCGTTTTCCGTCCGCGAAAGATGGCGGGCCGACATGGCACGGTATGTGGGGCGATACTAACCCACCGACGATGGATACGTGGTGGTACTATCAAATGGAAGGCTTAGACCCGAAAGATGGCGTATCTCCCAATAACAACGGGTGGGCGGTGTTCAAACAACCGTCCGGTCGCTCAACTTTTGCAGAGAACATCGAGAACCTACCCGATGGATACTACGATACTCAAGGCCGTTCAGAAGAATACGTCCGCGTATACATCGACGGTGAGTACGGGCTTTCCTCGGCTGGTATGCCAGTCTACAAGTATTTCAGGCCGGACTACCATATGGCTAGAGAGAGGCTTCGCCATATCAACAATGGGGTTCGACCCATTATCGTTGGGATGGACTTGGGGCTTACCCCAGCCGCTGTCATCGGACAGCAAGACCCCCGTGGTCGTGCCATCCTGCTGGCGGAAGCGGTCAGCTTTGACATGGGCGTACAGCGATTTGTAAGGTCTATGCTCAAGCCCCTGATATACGAGCGGTTCGGGGGTGCTCCCATATTGGTGGTCACTGACCCTGCTGGTATCCAGCGGGCGCAGACTGACGAGCGGTCAGCCGTTGACATCATCAAAGCCGAAGGACTCAAAGTCATTCCGGCAAGAACCAACAACATCTCTGCACGTATCAATGCCGTCGATGACTACCTGATGCGTCAGGTGGATGGCGACCCGGCCTTTCTACTCGACCCGTCATGCACCCAGTTGAAAGCGGCGATGATGGGCGGATATAGGTACAAACCCCGAGGCGATGGCGACATCGAAAAAAATAAACACTCCCACGTAGCCGAAGCGTTACAATACCTCATGCTCCATATCGCCTCCGTTGGCGAGGGGAATTATTTACCCCAACGCCGGGAAATTAAGCCCGTTGCAAGCATGGGCTGGACTTGATATGATGTCAGTGTCGCTTTTCTTTGCAGCGGCAGTTGTCACCTCCCACACCTCCTTCAGTGGGTTCTGTGCCTCCGGCTTATACCCGGGGGCACATTTTTCTTGTCGAATTACTTTGACAGCCTGTATACTTCTTGGTATGTCCACATTACAATATATAGTAGTGTGACGAACAGGAGGCTACGCATGGTCAAGGTCAAACATCACAAGGACTACACTATCTTCTCAGACAACGAGAAGATGGACACTAGCGGCTTGGCTGGCAAACCCAAAGAGTACAAACCGATGGAGTGGAAACAACCTGTGATGACCATCGAGGACATCATGGAAGTTCAAGAGTACAAGACCAGTAAGCGTCCTGATACTGAGACGGAGGACTAAATGGCGAAGGTTCTCTCCCACAGCAGTACAAATCCCAAACTGACAGTCAACAAGACTCCCGTCAAGGGATATGCTGCGGGCGGTGAAGTCGTCGATACCCGTCCTGTTACTCAGAAAACTCGTACTGTGTATGTGGACGAGGCTGGTAAAGCTGGCCCAGCAGGTACGGCGTATAGTGCTCCTGTAACTATCAAGGAACGATTTGGTCGTGGGCAACGTGATGTGACTGTCACTAAACCCCGTGAAGAATCATGGAGTGAGTATGGTGAAGGTTTGGTGTACACACCATACGACACCACAATGGAAGCACAGGCAAAAGCTCCAACCGTTGGGTTTGGTGAGGCTGCTAGAGTTTCAGCAATGCCTGAGATTGCAAAGCCCGGAGAAGTTAAATACTACGGCGAGTCCAAGAAAGCCGAAGCTCAGAAGTTTAGTGATGAGCGTTTTGCTGCGTACAACCGCCGCATGGAAAATGCTGCGATTAGTACAGGTAATGTGTTGCCGGGACAAGAAGCCCCTAAGGCTGTCTATTCAGTAGCTCCGTCACAAACTCCCAAATCTGTGCAGATGGCTCTACCTAAGATGTCTGAGAAGGCACAGATGCCTAAGATGACTTCTGTGAAACTGACGCCTGACTCACTCGTAAGTACTGCGGCTATGCTTTCGCCGCAGAGTAAAGTCCTGTACAAAGCATCGGACTTCATTGACTATATGAAACAGCGCAAGAAAAAAGGCGAGGTCTAAATGGCAGGTCTTACATTCCTTCGCGTAGTGTCTAACGCTGAGCTTGAGAAACAAGAGCAAGAAGCGACGCAAAAGGCATTGCAAGAGCGGCAGAACCAACCGATGGTGTTGGGTCTGTCTCAGCATATTCGTATGTGCTGGGATGCAGCGAAGATTGCTAAGAAGCCTATTGAGGACAAGATGCTCATGGCCTTGCGTCAGCGCAACGGCGAGTATGAGCCTGAGAAACTAAATCAGATTCGTCAACAAGGCGGCTCTGAGATTTACATGATGATTACTGAAGTCAAGTGCCGCGCAGCGGAGTCTTGGCTACGTGACATCTTGCTCGATAGTGGTACTCCACCGTGGGATATTGTGCCCACCCCGATTCCTGATTTGTCTCCGCTGCAACGCCAAGAGATTCAGGACATCTTTGCAAGCGAAGTGCTGACGATGCTGCAAGAGACGCAGCAAGCTCCGACCAAAGAGGAGATGCAGCAACTCAAAGAGATGGTTTCCCAAGACTATCGCTTCAAGATTTTGCAAGACGCACAGAACCGTGCGGACAAGATGAAGTTGAAGATTGAAGACCAGTTCGCTCAAGGCGGCTGGGCAGATTCGTTCAACGACTTCATCACTGACCTCGTTACTTTCCCTGCTGCCTTCATCAAAGGCCCAGTGGTACGCCGTCAGCGTGCGCTAGGCTGGAAGACTGTGATGGGCAAGACTGTGGTTGAGCCGATTGAACGTCTGGCTCCTGAGTTTGAGCGTGTTGACCCGTTCCGTATTTATCCCGAGCCGGGTATCACCCGTATCGAGGAAGGCTACATCTTCGAGCACCACCCTCTGTCTCGTACTGACCTGTCTGACCTGATTGGTGTGCCGGGCTACGATGAGGATGCTATCCGCACTATCCTGAACGAAGGCTCTGGCCCGTCATGGATTAACGAAGATGTGGAACTCATCAAGAATGAGGAGGAGCGCAAGTACTACTCCTACATGCGTCCGACTGATGTGTTCGATGCTCTTGAGTTCTGGGGCAAAGTTTCCGGCAAGATGCTCCGTGAGTGGGGTCTTACCGAGGAAGAAGTTCCTGATGAAGCCCAAGAATATGATGCCAACGTCTGGATGATTGGTAACTACGTCATCAAGGCGGTGTTGAACTACGACCCACTGGGTCAGAAGCCTTATTGCAAGACTTCGTTCATCAAGTGCCCCGGCGCGTTCTGGGGTAAGGGCATCCCCGAGATTATCGAAGACATCCAGAATGTTTGTAACGCAGCCGCTCGTGCGCTCGTGAACAACATGGGTATCGCATCTGGCCCTCAGGTTGAAGTCAACCTTGAGCGGATTCCTCCGAACGAGGACATTACCCAGATGTCACCTTGGAAGATTTGGCAGGTGACTAACGACCCTGTGGGTTCGAGTGCGCCTGCTGTTCGCTTCACACAGCCTGAAGATAACGCCAGCACGCTGGTGGCTGTGTATGATAAGTTTGCTCGGTTGGCTGATGACCACTCTGGTATTCCAGCCTACCTGTATGGTGACCTGAATGTGCAAGGCGCAGGCCGCACTTCGTCAGGTCTGTCGATGCTCATGGGCGCAGCGGGTAAAGGTATCCGCCAAGTCGTGGGTCACATCGACCAAGATGTTACTAAGCCGATTGTCCAACGTCAGTTCGTGTACAACATGCGCTACGATGAGGACGAGGCTATCAAAGGCGACGTACAAGTTATTGCTCGCGGAGCAGTTAACTTGGCTGTCAAAGAGACTGTCAACGTTCGCCGTATCGAATTCCTTAATGCAACCGCCAATCCGATTGACATCGAGATTCTTGGTAAGGATGGTCGCGCCGCGATTCTTCGTGAAGTGGCTAAAGGTTTGCAGATGCCTGTGGATGAAGTTATTCCATCTCGGGAGAAGCTGGCGATGAGTAGCGCAGGTGCACAAGCACAGGCGTTGTCAGCGCAACAAGCGTCTGGTGTACCACTACAACCAGACGGCTCTCCCAAAGGTGGCATGGATGGAAACACGGTATCACCTCGCGCTGGAGGTCAAGGATGATTCGTCCTGATGAAAAAACTGTAAAGGCTTTTGCTCTTGCGGTGCGGCAATTTCCAGAGGTTCTGGAATATCTTGCTGCATGGCGGTTGCACGAGTTGGAGCAGTTACCCAACGCAATAAACAACGCGGCATTGATGCAGGGGCGATGCCAAGTTTTGGGTGAGTTGTACAAACTCGCCAAAGAGTCCCCTGAACTAGCGGCAAAGTCCTAACTGATATGACTCGCCGTCTAATCACGCATACCGATAGGAGCGTTTAATCATGGCACTTCCAGAGCAAATTCGTAAACAGACCGAGGCAGTTCAAGAACTGTATAAACAACTTAATGGTGATGGAACCAATGGCGACGGGGCGACCCCTCCAGCCGATGGTGGAACTCCGCCCACTGAGCCTGTAAATACCAGTACTCCGACCGCCGACGAGAACGCTGCAACGGATAACGCTGCTCAGCCACTTAGCGACGAGCACGCAAATAGTGGCGGAAAAGACGCCGAAGAAACTTTGACTCAGAAGTATCGCACCCTCCAAGGCATGTACAACGCCGAGGTTCCACGTCTGCATAGCCAGAACAAAGAACTCTCCGGTCGTTTGCAACAAATGGAGCAGTTGCTGGCAACCATTTCTGCGCAACAGTCCACAGGTCGTCCTATGGCTGGTGGTCAATCACAAATTGAACCGCTGGTTACAGACAAAGACCAAGAGGAATATGGTGAATCACTGGATGTTATGCGTCGCGTAACCCGTGAAGAACTGATTCCTGTGGCGCAAAAAATTGCGCAAATTGACAGGTTGCTCCAACAGTTGCAGGTTAACGTTGTGCCACAGGTTAAGAACCTTGCACAGCGTCAGGCTATGACTGCTGAACAGCAATTTTGGGCGGATTTGACCACGGTGGTTCCCAATTGGAGAGACATCAACGAGGACGATGACTTTAAGACATGGTTACTCGAAGTTGACCCTCTGACTGGTATCAGCCGTCAAACCATCCTTGAGGATGCCCAAGGCAACCTCGATGTGCGGAGAGTAGGTAACTTCTTCAGGTCTTGGCTTGAGATAACTGGACAAGCCAATGTTGCTCAAAACACTCGCCGGAATGTGTCTGCTTCCGAGTTGGAACGCCAAGTTGCCCCCGGTAAGGGCCGCAGCGCAGGTGCACCAACTGGCAATGCTGCCAAGACGTATTCGCCTGACGACATCAGAACTTTCTTCGATGCTGTCCGTCAAGGTAAATATAAAGGCCGTGAAGCAGAGCGTGACCGCATTGAACGTGACATCTTTGCTGCACAGCGAGATGGTCGCATAACTGTTAACGCTTGATTAGAGGAGTTTTATCATGGGATTTCCCGTTTCCGCAGGCCGTCCGAACTATTCGGGCAACTTCATTCCCGAAATTTGGTCGGGTAAACTGATTGAGAATTTCTACGATGCCACCGTGCTCGCAGCAATCTCTAATACCAACTACGAAGGTGAGATTCGTCGTATGGGTGACACGGTTAACATCCGTACCACCCCTGAAATCACCATCAAAACCTATGTCAAAGGCCAGACGCTAAGCGTTGAAAGCCCTGACAAGCCTAAGCTCCAGCTTGTTATCGACAAGGGCGAGTACTTCGCCTGTATCGAAGACGATGTGGACAAGGTTCAGGCTGACATCAACCTCATGGACACTTGGTCTAAAGACGCTTCTGAGCGTATGAAGATTAAGATTGACCAGCGCGTGTTGACTGACATTCTGCCCGGTATTTCTTCCCTGAATAAGGGTGCGACCGCAGGCCGTATCTCTGGCAACATTGACCTTGGCACAACTGGTTCTCCAATTGCTGTTTCCAAGACCAACGTGCTTGAGTACATCGTTGACATCGGTACTGTTCTTGACGAAGCAAATGCTCCTGAGAGCGACCGCTTCATCGTCATTCCTGCCAAGATGGCTGGTTTGATTAAGAAGTCTGACCTCAAGGACGCTTCTTTGACTGGTGACAGTGTGTCTGTTATCCGTAACGGTCGTCTCGGTATGATTGACCGCTTCACCGTCTACATGAGCCACAACCTCAACAATGCAAGCGGTAAGTTCAGCATCATCGCTGGTCATAAGATGGGCTTTACTTTTGCCTCTCAGATGACTGAGATGGAGTCTATCCGCGCTGAGTCTACCTTCGGCAACATCATCCGTGGCCTGCAAGTTTACGGCTACCAAGTGGTGAAACCTGAGGCTTTGGCTCAAGGTATTGTTACTCTGTCGTAATCAGTCGGAGGGCTTCGGCCCTCCCTCGTAACTTTTTAGGAGATTTGAAATGGCAACTTATACCGACTCGTACGGTTTTAACAAGGGTTCAGCCGCTCTGCGTGCTGATGGTCTAACCAAAGTAACTCGTATGGAAGTTACTCTTGACTTCGCTAAGATTGCTACTGCGCGTAGTGCCGCTGGTGCTACTGCTCTGGCTTCTGGTGACGTTCTGGAAGTGATTCCTGTACCTGCTAAATCGCTCGTGATGCGTGTTGGTTACGATGTAACCACTGCTGAAGGTGCGACTGCAACTTTCGATTTGGGTGACGGCAGCGATGCTGACGGCTACCTGAACGATGTTGACTTGAACAGCGTTGCTTCTGGCGTTATGGCTTTGGCTTTGACCGAAGGTACACCTAACACCATCGCTGGTTACAGCAATGGCAAGTACTATTCGGCTGCTGACACCATCGACATTACCCTAAACAACAACGCGATTAACGTCGCTGTTGTTCGTATCTGGGCTTTGGTTGCTGACGCATCGTAAGACCAAGGGGGCTTCGGCCCCCTTTTTTAAGGAGGCAACATGGCACAGAATGACCCGTATGGCGTAAAAGCAGTGCAACTATCTGCGGATGGTACGGCCTTTGTTGGCAATAACCTAGTTCGTAAAGTCATGGTTATGCACAGTGGCGGTTCTGATGCTGTTGTCAAGTTTTATGATTTGGCTGCCGCACCTTCTGGTGGTGAGTCTTTTTACACAATCAATGCGTATGGCAAAGGTCTGACACAGGTCGATATGCCAGACCCCGGTGTAGAGTATTACAACGGGATGTATATTGATTTACCAACTGATTGTTCAGTTACTGTTTGGTACGAGACACCATAATGGCTACGAAAAAAGACCCACGACTAGAGCGTGCCGGAGTATCAGGCTTTAATCAGCCTAAGCGTACTCCAAGCCACCCGACTAAAAGCCACGTTGTTGTGGCAAAGTCTGGTACTGAAGTAAAAACGATTCGCTTTGGACAGCAGGGTGTATCCGGCTCTCCAAAGAAACAAGGCGAATCTGAGTCCTACAAGAACCGACGTGAGTCTTTCAAAGCACGTCATGCGAAGAACATTGCTAAGGGCAAATTGTCTGCGGCGTACTGGGCGGATAAAGTGAAATGGTAGCCAAGACTAAATCCAAGGTGAACGCTGCTGGCAACTACACAAAGCCTGAGTTGCGTAAACGCATTGTGTCGCAGGTTAAGGCCGCAGCGGTACAGGGCACAGCCGCAGGCAAGTGGTCGGCTCGTAAAGCACAGTTAGTCGCTAAGAAATACAAAGCCGCTGGCGGGGGGTACAAAGATTGAAAGCCCCTCAGAAGTCGCTCAAAGATTGGACTGCGCAAAAGTGGCGCACCAAGAGTGGTAAGCCATCTTCAAAGACAGGTGAACGATACCTGCCTGAAGCGGCTATTAAGGCGTTGACCCCCGCAGAGTATGCTGCTACAACTAAAGCGAAACGCGAAGGCAAAGCAAAAGGGCAACAATTTGTAAAACAGCCAGCTAAAATAGCGGCTAAGACAGCGAAGTATAGATAGGAGATTCTGATGCGTTATTTAAGAGACCAAAGCGGTTTTATCTACGAATGGAATGAGATTCTTGCAGCTAACCCTGCTTGCGTGGAAGTGACTGAAGAAGAAGCCTTCCCTGAGAAGTTCATTCCGAAGAAGCAAAAGGGTCGCAAGTCTGGCCTGAAGTTGGAGACTCCAGTCGAGGAGATTCCTACGGAGCCTGCTTACGAAAACGCTGAACTCAACGCAGAAGCATCTAAGGGATTACCCGAATGATACTCAACGATGTAATCATTGAGGTGCGTCGCCTCATCCAAGATAACGCTGCACCGCAACGTTACAGCGATGCGACGTTGCTGGGCTTTGCCAATCAGACTCTGAAGCGCATGGCTGTGTTGCGCCCTGACCTCTTTGCTTACATCGGTGAAATCCCCTGTACGGCGGGGCAGGTTTTGCAATCTCCGCCTACGGAATCTCTCCGTATCATTGAGATTTTCCAAGTCAAGGATGGTGCTGGTGTAACTGAGGTTGACCGCACAACGCTTGACCAGACTTACCCCGGATGGATGAATGACCCGGCTGGCCCGACTGTTAACTGGATGCGCCATGTGCGTAACCCTAACAAGTTCTTCATCTACCCCAAAGCCCCCGTAGGACAAGTGCTTATCGGGGAATATGCACAGACTCCCCCTACCTACACTGGTGCGCAGACCGTAGAACTACTACCTGATGCGTTCTTTCCCGTCGTTATTGACGGCACTGTGTTCTTGGCTGAGTCTGTCGATAATGAGCATGTCAACTCTAACCGTGCGCAGTTGTTCCAACAGTCCTTTACACAGGCTTTGGGTGTGAGCGCACAGGCTCGTTCCTTGACCGATACCGAGGAGTCTGGCATCCCTGCTGAACAGGTGATTGCATCATGAGTACACGCACTTTCATGTCTCTCGTTACACGCTTGGCTCCTAGTGTGCCGGGCTGTCCTCAGCCTATCATCGAACAACATGTTCGTGATGCTGCGATTGAGTCATGTGAGCGCACGTTAGCTTGGCGTTTTGAGCAGCCTGTTACTCCGTTGACCCCCGGTGTTTTTGAGTATCCATACAACAACCCGCTTCAGACTGAGGTTCACGCTTTCCTTACGGCGTCTGTCAACGGTAATGCGTTGGAGCCTGTCACACTGGAGCAGTTGTATGACCGACTTCCCAACTGGCCTGACCTAGACCCTGACCAACAGACTACGCCTAGGTATATCTGCCAGCTTGACCCTGACAACTTTGTTATTGCACCATCGCCTGATGCGTTGACTGCGTACGCACTCAAGATGATTGTGGTCTTGAAGCCGTTGCGCACTGCAACAGGAATGGATAAAGCGGTGTTTGATGACCTTGAGAATGTCATCATGCACGGTGCGTTGCAGCATTTGCTGGTTATGCCCAACAAGAATTGGAGTGACCGTGAACTGGCGACCTACCACGCGAAGCAGTATCTTTCTAAACTAACCGAGCGCAGAGCAAGGGCGAACTTGGGTGCGGCACGCGCCTCGATGTCCGTTCAGATGCGCCCCCTAGCGTGAGGACGATATGGCTACTGATGTAATTCGCTTAGTAAAAGGTGACGAAAGGCCAGTCATTGTTCTGACGCTGACCGACGATGTTACAGGCGGTGCAGTTGATTTATCGTCATTAAGCACTTCAGTTTCTGTGAAATTCCGTAAAGCTGCAACTACTACGGTATTGAGTACTATCGCCTGCGTCAAAATAGGTAGTGGCACAACTGGACAAGTACAGTTTAGCTTTGTTGGCGGCGTCCTTGATGTTGATGCTGGAATGTACGAAGGTGAGGTTGTAATTGATTTTAACGGTGAAACCCAGACTGTATATGACACTTTGAGATTTACAGTGAGGGAGAACTTCTAATGCCAATTGTGCGCACCACGGCTGTTGCATCTACTGTCTTGACTGCTACGGTCTCGGCGGTAGCTTTGGCTGCGCATCCTACAACGTATTCTGCGTCAGTTCAGGCGCGTCCTACACCAGTCATCGCTATGAGCGTACTGGTTGTACCACAGACTTTTCTTGAAACCCAAACTGTTACCCTTTCTGATTTCCGCCAACTCTCGGTGGACAAAGTTGTTCTTGATATAGCGACTGCCACTGATGACGTGGCTATCTCATTCGATACATCGTTTGCAGACTCTGTGACGATGGAGGACACAATCAATCGGATGTTTTATGGCAACATAGACTTCGACCCGACTGACCCTGATGCCGACCCAGACCCAATCAATGTTGCTGATTCCGATGCTAAGGATGTAGGGAAAACCCTTACCGATAGTGCAGCGGTGATAGATGCAGTGGCTTTGTTGCCCGGTAAGGTAGAGACCGACGCAGTTGCTGTTACTGACGCAATCAATACAAAAGATGTTGGTAAATCACTGATTGATTCTGCTGCTGCGACCGATGCAGTAACAGATTTTAACATTGACAAAGTTGTTGTTGATAGCGCGTCTGTGATAGACGCGGCAGCTAAAGAACTTACCCGACCCGACGTTGCTGACTCCATAGCGGCAACGGATGATTCTTTCCGTGCGCCGGGATTGGGTAAGACCGATGAGGTTACAAGCGCAGATGCAATCAATGCGTTTGATATAGGTACAAACCCTAATGATTCAGTAACTGCATCAGATGCTATTGATTCGTTTGATGTTGCTGCGGTGCTAACAGATTCCGTCACGATGACGGACTTTATTGCTAAGACACCGGGGTATGAGTTCGACTACGACATAACTGATGCTGATGCTGACCCAGACCCCGTAACAGTCTCGGAGGTGATGGCGAAAGACTTTACTCGCCCCGACGTGGCAGATACTACCTCTGTTTCTGACGCCGCCGCAAAAGACTTTACTCGTCCTGACGTAGCAGACTCTGTATCCCCCGTGGATGCAGTTGCTAAATCATTTGAAACAGACCGTGCTGACAGCGTTACAGGTACGGACACAGCCGTGTTTGACACCTCTAAAATTCTAGCCGATGCAACTACGGGAGCGACTGATGCACTTGTTGTTGAAGTAGGTAAGGTGTTCGCGGATTCTGTCTCAGGGTCTGACGCTATCAATACGTTTAGCATCGAGTCTGTACTAGCTGACACTGCGTCTGTGACTGACAGCCTTGTGCTCAATCTTATACTCGGGCAATCGTCGCCGCTATATGACTTTGCCTTTGTGTCAGATGACAAGTTTACATATTTCCCCGTGTTGGGTACGCTGAACGCGCACCTGATTCACCAACCGCTTGTAAACGGTGAGTTTGTACTGACAACTGACCCCAATGCTGGTATCGTATATACCATCCGCACGGAGTCGTACAGTTACATGTTTGCTGGTTACGGCTTGAACGAAAACCAACTTAACTAAGGAGTAAACCATGCTTCAAGATACCATCAAGATGACTGGCGACCTGAAGATTGTTCTGACGGACGAAAACGGTCAAATCAAACACGAGCAAGAGGTGAAGAACCTCGTTGTGACTGTTGGCAAGAACTTTATTGCCTCGCGCATCAAGGACGCTACTGCGACTGCAATGAGCCACATGGCTATTGGTTCTGGTACTACGGCTGCTGCCGCAGGCGACACTACGCTCGGTACTGAACTTGGTCGTGTTGCATTGACTTCGACTACTGTGACTACCAACAACGTGGCTTACGTTGCGACTTTCCCCGCTGGCACTGGCACTGGTGCTGTAACTGAGGCGGGTCTGTTCAACGCTTCGTCTGCTGGCACAATGTTGTGCCGTACTGTGTTCTCTGTCATCAACAAGGGCGCAGCCGATACGCTTGGCATCACTTGGACTGTGACGGTTAACTAAGGAGCACGGGAATGGGCATCAAGGTCGCAAACAATGCGTTTGGTACTCTAGCCGCTGGCATCAACAGTTCGGCTACGAGTATCACGCTGACTACTGGGCAGGGTGCTCGCTTCCCATCTCTTGGCGCGGGCGATTACTTCTATGCCACTCTGATTGACACCTCTAATAACTTGGAGATTGTTAAGGTCACTGCACGTTCAACTGATGTGTTGACTGTTGTACGCGCACAAGAATCAACTACGGCTCGTACATATAGCACTGGTGACCGTATTGAAATTCGTCTTACTGCGCAAACATTTCTTGACGCTGTAAATGGTCAGGACGGCGATAAAGGTGATATTACCGTTTCTGGTACTGGGTCAGTCTGGACTATTGACAACGACGCTGTAACAGCCGCAAAGATTGCGAATAGCGCAATTACGTCAGCCAAGATTGGCTATTCTGGAGCGGTTCTTCAAACAGCATATGTAATTGGTAGTACTGCGTACAATGCTACTGGAACGGGGGTAATTACTGCATGTGCTGCTTATGAGGTAAGCCTCACCCCAAAAAGTGCAAGTAGTAAATTCTTAATTACCCTACATGCTGATATACAACATTCTACAACACCGGGAGACGGGCATGTCTATATTGGACGTAACGTTGGCGGCGGTGGCTGGGTAAATGCCCAAAGTGGGGGTTCTATAACGGGTGCGGCGAACACCGATGCGTGGGGATATTTCTATACTAACTTTTCTAGTGCTGGTAACGGAGCTAATCCAGTTTTTAATGGACATAGTACATGGATTGACGCCCCAAATACTACACAGACCGTTGCCTACCGTCCGTACATTGGTAACGTAAACGTCTCTACTGGAAGTTCTCGCGTTAATTTTGGGAATCATGAGCGCACAATTTTTATTGTTCAGGAGATTCAATGATGCTTACTATTATTGACGCTCTTATCTCTTTAAGGCCACAAGCTAGATTTTCGGCAGAAGGTAATGAGTATACCGGGGTTACTTGGCTTTCTTCCGATATTCCCATGCCTACTGAATCTGAAGCTACCGCAGAGTTGCAACGGTTACAGCTAGAGTACCGCAATAAAGAATATCAACGCAAGCGTGTTCTAGAGTACCCACCGATAGCGGATTATTTGGATGGCGTGGTCAAAGGCGACCAAGCACAGATTGATGCGTACATTGCTGCATGTCAGGCTGTCAAAGCCAAGTACCCTAAGCCTACGGAGTAAAATACTATGGGATTGAAAGTCACCAACAACGCCTTTGGCACGCTGAACGCAGGTATCAACAGTTCAGCGACGACCATTGTGCTGGCTGCTGGACAAGGAGCCAGATTTCCGTCTCTCAGTGCTGGTGACTATTTTTATGCCACACTGATTGATACTTCCAACAACCTCGAAATCGTCAAGGTCACGGCACGAAGCACGGACACAATGACGGTTGTGCGTGGGCAAGACAGCACGACTGCTCGTGCGTACAGCACCAACGACCGCTTTGAGTTGCGCCCAACGGCAGTGATGCTTAACGAGATTATTACAACCGCAGAAGCGGCATTACCTAAAGCTGGCGGGGTAATGGCTAGTGGTGGTCGTATCCAGTTTCAGAACTCGGATGGGCACACTTTATACGGTATTCGTGGAACTCGCTACGGCTACTCTTCTACATATAGGGCAATTCAAATTGGCAACGCAACAAGTAGTGAAAATATTTCGCTAGGCGTTGATGTAAGTGCTATCGCTGGCGGTTCGTTTACTGGGAATGGCAAAGATATTGTCGTACCAAACTCAGCCCAATTTTGGACGCCCAATTCTGGTAACACCGATTTTATTCTACCTATGGCGTTTGATTCGGGTGGTCGTGTGACTAAGCCGCTTCAACCAGTTTTTAGTGTGCGGCTATCTTCTAACCAAACTGTAAATAGCGGTATCGCGCTATTAGATTTTTCTTCGGTTGATATTAACGTCGGCAGCCATTTCAATACTTCTACAAAGAGGTTTACTGCTCCAGTTGCGGGAAAATATTTTCTCAATTTGCGAATGTATTGCAACCCTGCTAGTGGGTCGTATATTGGTGTCTACATAACGGGTAGCCCCGGAACGCGGTATAGCTTTAGCCCTGTTGGTAACGATGTTTCAACTGACCTTACGTGGATTGTAAATATGGCTGCTAACGATTATGTTGAGGCATATTACTACAACAGTGGCTCACATACAGCTAGACCAGATGGTACAGCGTTTGAAGGCTTTTTGATTGGATAAACAGAGGAATAGATATGTCAAACTACACAATCACTCTTACGGAAGCCGAAAATAAGGCTCTCTCCGTTGTTGCTTTATCTCAAGACGACTGGATTCAAAACGCAGTCCATGAGCGTTGCCGCATCGCTATTGAGGAAATCGTAGCACTCACAGTGCAGAAATGCCTTGAGACAAACACACAGATTCCCGGTAGTAAAGATGCAATGGTAGACCTAGCTTTTGAACAAGGTTGGGTAAAAACTGCCGCAGAGCAAAAGGCTGAGGTTGAAGCAATTATGGCCGCACGACTAGGCCAAGACGAGACAAACACGAATGTTTGACGGACGCAGACTTCCTCTTGTTATGTTTCCGAACGGCGCATTGATGCGCTGTGAAACCGTACCTGAGGGCTGCGTTCTTGTAATTGAGCCTGAGTTGTTTGAGTCGGAGTTACCTCCGGTTATTGACCAGACGCAAGCCGTCAGAGAGGCTGAAAATGCCAACGGTCAAGGAACTTGAAGCCAAGTTAATCACCCATGAGGTGATTAGCGCAGAGCGGTACGGTACGCTGGTCAAGCGTCTTGACCGTATGGAAATGATTTTGATTGGGTCTGCTGGTACTTTGATAGTTGGTATGGCAGGCATCATTGTAACTATCGTCCTTAAAGGAGTTTGACCATGATGAACAAGAAACCCGGTGTTAAGAAAGCCCCCGCTAAAAAGCCTATGGGCTACGCCAAGGGCGGTATGACTTTCAAACCATGTGCTGGTTGTCCTAGTCCTGCTAAGTGCAAGGCGATGGGTAAGTGCATGAAAAAAGCCAAATAAGAATTCAATGAAAGGGGCATCATGGAGCAGGTGGTTTTTAACTGGGCGGTTGCCATCGCTGGGTTCTGTGGTGGTTGGATTCTAAAAATCATCTGGGACGCCATTCAAGAACTGAAGAAGGACTTGAGAACAATGGACACCAAGATGCACGAGGATTTCGTCCGCCGTGATGATTTCAAGGAAGCCATTAAAGGCGTCAAGGACGACATGGTGGAACTGAAACAAGACATGAAAGATGGCTTCACAAAACTTGAAGACATGATGGGACTTATCTTCAAGAAGATTGATGGTAAGGCAGACAAATAGGAGGTCACATGGCAGCAGACCCGTTAACCGCAGTACTTAACATAGGTGGTCAGTTAATCGACCGCTTGTGGCCTGACCAAGAAAAGAAAGACCAAGCCAAACTTGCGCTGATGGAGATGGCGCAAAAAGGTGAACTCACTGAGTTGACTGTACGAGGTGAGATTGTCAAGGCTGAGGCTGCAAGTGAACATTGGCTTGCCGCCAACTGGCGTCCTATCCTCATGCTGACTTTCGGGGCACTGATTGTGGCTCGTTGGTTCGGTTGGGCTGCTCCCAACTTGTCTGAAGCCGAGTACATTAAGTTGTGGGACATTGTTGAACTAGGTATCGGTGGCTATGTCATTGGTCGTAGTGCAGAGAAGGTGCTCCCCAACATTGCACAGGTGTTCAAGAAATGAGTTTCCAACTATCCGCTCGCAGCCTAAGCAAACTCAAGGGGGTTGATGACCGTCTTGTTGGTTGCGTCATGCTGGCTATCAAGTACACCAAGGTTGATTTTGCAGTCATCGAGGGGGTACGCACAGCAGCGCGGCAGCGGGAGTTATTTGAGCAGGGGGCAAGTCAGATTGCAGAGGGCGGCACACATGTGGCTGGTCGCGCAGTTGACTTGATGGCGTTCCTTGGAAGTCGCCCTTCGTGGGAACTTAACCTATATGACGACGTTGCTGACGCGATGAAGCAGGCAGCAATTGAGTGCAATGTGCCGATTCGTTGGGGTGCAGCATGGAATGTTCCTGACATTCGTCTGTGGCGTGGCACGATGGAAGAAGCCATGAACTACTACATCGACGAGCGTCGAAAACAAAACAAGCGTCCGTTCATTGACGGGCCGCACTTTGAAATGGTATAGACATGGCAGCAGTTAAGATTGTTAAATTCCTAGGAGAAGCCCCGAAGATTGCTTCGGAGTTGCTGCCTGACGCTGCGGCGCAGGTAGCGTTTAACGTCAAACTGTACTCAGGCGATTTGATTCCCTATCGCCTACCGTATTTGGCTGGCAACGTAGACCGTAATGGCACTATTAAGACGCTATACGCGTTGCGTAACCCAAACAATTTCAATGACCTCAAGTGGTTGACGTGGACGACCGACGTTGACATTGTTACTGCTTCGGCGTCTGAAGATGCAGAGCAGCGGTTCTACTACACTGGTGATGGTGTCCCCAAGGTTTCTAACTATGAGTTGGCAACCAATGGTAGCGTGCCGTACCCTAATAGTTCTTATGACCTTGGCCTACCGCTACCTGAAACAAAGCTAACAACTACTTCAGCTTCGTTCAGTCAGAAAACATCCGCCAGTCGTGCGCGTGATGCTGGTAACTACGCCACGGTAGTGACTTCTGGTAATCACGAGTTGCGTACCGGGATGATTGTGACTATCAGCGGATTCCCTGCTGCTACGTCTACTGTGGCTACCTTTAACGCAACTAACGCTGAGGTGACTGTGGTCAATGACACCACATTCACTTACTTCAGCCCCGGCGAACAAGTTTCTACGACTTCGGACTCTAATGGTCGTGTATCACTTGCTGGTAACACCATTCCACGGAACTATGTATATACATGGTATACACCGTGGGAAGAAGAATCTATTGCGTCTGAGCCATCCGATAACTTGTATATCAAGGAAGGTCAGTTGGTTACGGTCAGCAATCTACCTATTGCAAAACCTACGGGCAGCAACTTTGTGCGTGGTGTGCGCTTGTATCGTACGCTTGCGTCTTCTGCTGGTACTGAGTACTACCGCCTTGCTACCCTGTGGTTCCCCACTGGTCTGGCCCGAGTTAGCCGTACCAGCAACGTATCGCGTGTAACGCTTAACAATCACCACAACTTGGCAATTGATGACCGCTTCAAAATTAGTGGGTGTACTGATTCGTCGTTCAATATTACAGGCGGTGTAGTCACCGACATCATTGACGACTATACATTTGAGTACGCGCAGACCGCAGGTAACGTGGCTGACAAGGCCGAGACCGCTGGTACGTTGTATCACGACGTTGCTGAAACTTTGGATAAGCCTGCCCGGTATTGGGGTGACGGCAGTTACACATTTACGGACGACTTTGACTCACGCAGTCTGTTCGATATTTTGGGGACTGACGAATATGACCCACCTCCTGAAAATCTGCAAGGACTTATCGCAGCACAGAATAACATTCTGGCTGGTTTTGTTGGTAATCAGTTGTTCTTTTCCGAACCAAATATTCCACATGCTTGGCCTGCCAAGTATGCGCTGACATTCGAGTACGACATTGTTGGTATTGCCTCCGTAGGCGGATATATCCTCGTGTTGACCAAAGAATATCCGTACCAAGTATCTGGTGGTAGCCCTGCTACGATGGCTTACGCTCGTATCGACACGCTGTTCCCCTGTGTCTCGAAGCGGTCAATTGTTAATATGGGCTACGGCGTGGCTTACGCTACCTTTGGTGGTCTTGCTGTATATAACCCATCGGCTGGTATGGATTTGATTACCAAGTTCGTCCATGACTGGGACACATGGCCTGAAGCTGTTGACCTAGAGAACGTGGTTGGTCGTTTCTACAACGGTAAGTACTTTGGCTCTGATGGTACTGCGTCTTTCATCTTTGAACGTGACGACCGTATCGGCGGCTTTTTTGTACAAATCAACTATAAATTTACTGCTGCGTGGTATGACGCACAGACCAACTCGTTCTACTACACCCCTGACAATGTGGGTGGTTTGTATGAGTGGGACTTGGAAACTCAGCCGCTGTCTGCAATGGAGTGGAAGTCTAAGACGATTGTCACCAAAGACTTCTTAAATCTTGGTGCAGCACGTATTGTGGCTGACTACGAAACCCCTGACGCTGAAGCACAGGCTATTGCCGAGTACAACGCTAACGTGCCTGTCTACAACTTTACAGTGTGGGGTGAGTACGGTACTGAAACCCAGACCGCTTCATACGCTCGTGCCAGTAACGTGGCGACTATTGTTACCACTACTCCACATGGTTTGATTACAGGTGCGCGAGTCAGCATATCTGGTTTTACGTCGGGCACTGGTCAGTCATTCAACGATAAACAAGTTGTTGTAACCGTAGTCAACACGACCACGTTTACATATGCCGATGTTGGTATTGATGTTGGTACGACTGCGGATACTTCTGGCACGGTCTTCTACCTTAAA